TCTCGCAGGCACACAGGTGTGATGCTTCCGATGGTGTCACCTGATGGTGGCCAAGCGGATCCGGGCTGTGCCGGTGACGCACAGCGCCGCAGAGTGGGATGCCGCCCCTGGCTGGCGGCTCCACATCACTCCGGGACCGAGACCGAACGAGAAGCGGTCCGAGTGATATCCGAGTTCGAGACTGACGAGCCCGGTCATGTCCGGGAGGGTGAGTCCCGTGATGATGCCTTTGCCTACAAGGTCAACGGCCCATCCTTTGAACGGCGTGGGCTTCAGGATCTCCTTCTGTGGCCATGAGAAGTCCATGGTCTGGACGGCCGCTCCCACTCCGGAGATCTGGATCTTGTACGCCAGTCCGGAGGGCAGGGAGTCCTGGTAGGTCTTGACTTCCGGGCGGACCTGGACGGTCGCGGAGTCCTCCGGCGACGGCTGCAGGTCACGTTTGCGAATTGTGACGGAGGGGATACTGGGAGGCGCGCTCTTGACCTCGGCCAGAGCCGGGCTGGCGATGTACTGCGTCCTGAAGACAGTGACAGTGTCGGGTGGGGCTGGGTTTGCCCTGGTCCATGCCCGATGCGTGAGTACTCCGCCGCCGAAGGCCATGGCCAGAAGCAGGAGCGCGATGAGGGTGAAGGATAGGTATTTATTCATTTTTATCCTGTTTTGTTTCGTTAATTGCCGTATCAAGGTCTTCCCCTGTCGCTTCCTTGAACTTGTTGTTCATGAGCCTCCTGACGATCCTGAAGATCGGGTGCTGTGACAGCGCTGAGGCGTTCTCGAGAAAGCTCCAGAACTCCGTGCCACAGACGAAGGCGGTGAAGAAGTGGGCGAGGTGGAGCTGCTTGCCGACAGCGGGGAGGAGGACTATCGCATCGAGCAGGTGCGCCATGACTATCCCCGTGAGGGCGAAGACCGTCTTGTAGATGGTCCGCCACATCTTCTTGCTGCAGAAGCCCTCGCCCCTGTGCCAGCTTGCCATGAGCCCGGTGATGAAGTCCACAGTGATGAAGATGACGAGGACTATCGCCAGAGGGCGGAGTGGGAGAAGCGGTCCGAGTATCGAGAAGACGGCGCCGCTGAGCCATTTGGTCGACGAGGTGGTGCCTGTCGTAGTGTCGAGTGGTATCATAGTCTTGCAGTATTAGGTGATGCGAAAATAGCCCAGCCGGCGCAATTTCTATAGGACGGCCAGACGCGGATCCGCGAGGATCTCCTTGGCCACTCTCTTCGCCATGGTGCGCCATGCCTGCATATCCTGGAACTCCTTCGCGATGTCGGCGTCAGAAGGGTCTGCGAGGTAGTTGTTCACTATGGCCTGCATCTGGTCGGACGGATACTTCTGGGTGATGATCTGGCTGACTATGCCGGGATAGTCAGCGGTTCCCGGGCGGAGTTGCAGTTCCATGTAGGCGAAGCCTTCCTCTGCCTTTTCTATGTCGTACGCGATGGTGACGATGCGCTGGCGCAGACGGTTGTACGAGATGGTGAGCGCTGACGGCTCTGAGATGCTTGTCTTCTTCATAAGTAATGGATTTTGTAAGGGTTGATAGTTTGTAAGATTTCCGGATCTTGACGACCTGCAGGTTTGTGATGTAGCAGATCTTCCAGAATGAAACACAGTTTGAAAATAGTTTCAGTTTCAGGTTTCTCGAGGCGGTATGCTTCACGATGCCGAGGTAGGAGTTGAGCCCGGCGACCAGATGTTCCAGTCGCTCCGCCCGGCTCATGGTGATACCATGCCGGAGGATGGCACTGCAGTATCTCTCGGTCTGGGCGATCTTCTGCTTCATGCTGTTGACGGTTCGGTTCGACACGTAGATCCTGCCGGGCTTGATGACACTGCTGACGACCGGGATGCCCTTGTTCGCTTCCTGGATGTAGACCTTGTCAGGATGGAGGTCGAGGTCGAGTTCCTTCTTCAGGAAGATCCTGATGAAGTTTATCGTCTCAAGTATGTCTTCCTTCCTTCTGGCCACGAGGGTCATGTCGTCCACGAACCGGACGTACTTGCCGCGGAAGCGGGCGATCAGGTGAAGGACGAACTCGTCCAGGAACGAAAGGAAGAAGGCGCAGAACAGCTGCGAGGTGATGTTGCCGATAGGCATGCCGACGTCGTCCGGCAGGTTGAAGCGGCTCTTCTTCGGGTTGAGATGCTCCCACAGGTCGAGCCGGCCCCGCCTCTCGCAGTCCTTCTCAGGCACGTGCATGAGTGTGACCTTCGTGAGCCACTTGAGCGTCTCCTTGTCGGCCCCTTCGTAGAAGTTGTCGATGAGCCATTCCAGCTTATCCCAGAGGATGGCCTTGGAGATGCTGTTGAAGCATGACCTGATATCGATTTTTGCGACCCATGTCTCGAGGGTGTAGCCCTCTGAAACTTCGACTATTTCGTCGCGGATCCTATGAACTGCCGCGAGGGTTCCGAAGCCGACGCGACAGTTGTAGGATACGTTCCCCATCGCCCAGAATCGGGCCTCGAAGAGCGGGTTCAGTCTGATGCAGATCCAGTGCTGCACGATCCTGTCGCGGAAATGAGCGGCGAAGATCTCGCGCAGTACTGGCCACGCCACGACGAAGCAGACGCTCGTGATGGGTTTGTATGTTCGCAGTTCGACCTCTTCGGCCAGTTGCGGAAGATCGTCTTCCGCAATAAGCCGGTAGAGGACGCACTGTAAGGATGTCATCTTATGGCGGCAGCAGTCCTCGAACGCTTCCGTCCATCCTTTCATGATCTCATGACCAAGTGCGGCGACCGGCCGGACGATGTAACTGTTGTACCGGTTGTTGTTGTTCGTGTTGCCCGACCCGAAGTTCACGTACCAAGCGTTGAACCGCGAGTTCTCCAGCGACGACCAGTGGTTGTCCGCGGACAAAGCGCCGTCTGTTGATATAACTAAGCCCAGGGGCCCAGTGCGGCGTCCATTTAATTCTATGAGATCGAGGTAGGTCATGATCGCAATCACTCCCTATGATCGGAGCCTCGTGAAGAGACTGTCCCAGCGTTGCTTGCTCTCCAGCGCCCCACCTCGGCCGATATCGGCCGAAGTAGTTCGATAAACGTGGTATATTGGTCTTGCGTGAGGACCCTCGGTTCTCGCTGTATCGACATAGTTCTGAAGATCCTGACGATGGTCTTCAGATCTGTCATGCGAACGATCAAGGCGTCGATATATTGAAGACGAAGAGTACCGCGTTCGGCCTTCAAGGCGAACGTGGCCAGATCCAGACTGTCAGTCAGATCGGCCAGCGCCTTCCGGCCCAGCTCCTGGCAGGATAGGGATTTGGGCAGCCGGTCCAGGACCGGCATGACCCAAACGAGAAGAAGTTCGATTTTTCTGTATACAGAACCCTGTGCCATAAGATGACGTTGTTTGCTGTTCTATCAGCCTGAGGGCGTCGAAGCCCTCAGGCAAAACACAAATTAAAATGCGGCGACCGGCCGGACGACGTAACTGTAGTACCGGGTGTTGCTGCCCGTGTAGCCCGACCCGAAGTGCACGTACCAAGCGCCGAACCGCGAGTACTCCAGCGACGACCAGTGGTAGTCCGCGGTGAACCTGCTGAAGACTCCGGCGACGACCGCCTTGGTGAAGATCGCGAAGTCCGCGCCGTCGTATCCCTTGCTGTGGTACCAGTAGAGACGGGCGAGTTCACCTGCAGACGGGAGCCACCAGTTGCCGGCCTTGAACCTGTCGGCCAGGGTTTCCCCTGCACGGGTGACAGTAGGCTCGTAGGCGTGAGCGCGTGACGCGGCCGGGAAGTAGAACTGGCTGTACTTCGACTCTCCGTTGTTCTCGAGCATGATCTTGTCGATGAGCGCCTCCAGGTTCTCGGCTTCCGTCTCCGTGGCTGATGCTGCAGGGATGTCCAGACCGAGTTCCGAGAGCACAGTGTCGCGGTGGTCGATGAGGATGAGCGTGTAGTAGAGACCGTACGGTATCCTGTCGCCAGTCTTCCATCCGTGGAAGTCCTGCTTCAGGGTGAAATATCCGAGAGTGTCCTGGGCGGATCCTGCCGGCATTACCCTGAAGCCGTCCACACCGTTCTCGGACTCGTCGCGGTAGGTGGCGTCGCTGATGTAGTTGGTGCTTCCGCCTTCCGCTGTGGCCAGGATTCCTTGCGTGGTGTTGTTGGCCATCGGCGTATCGTAGGCGTCGTATCCGGACTCGAGAACGACGTCCGGCACCTCGTACGACTCGCTGACATCCGCATGCGCAGGGAAGAGCCCCCAGATGGAGTAGTTCTTCGGGGCGTTCTTGGTGGATACCATCAGGCGCAGGCCTGTCGTCTTGTCTACGAAGAAGCAGACGCCGATGACTGTCCTGGTACCGTCATTTTCGTCGGACCAGTCTCCGTCAGCGAAGACCATGTCACCGACCCTTGCGGAGCGGTTGTACAACTTCAGGATCTTCTGAGCCGTGACAGTCGAGCCGTCGAGCAGATGGATCCGGCAGGTGAGGGTCGCGGTCGGTCCGCTGCCGTCCTCGAGTTCGTTGCCGAGCGCCTTGAGAGAGACGAGTCCGGAGTCAGGATCCACGCTTGCGTAGATGTTGCTGCTGATCTCCCACGATATGCCTGTGAAGTTATTGCCGTAGGTTGTCGAGATACCTCCGGCTGTCGCTGGCTTGACGCTGAAATCATAGTTCCCGATGGAGCGGAGGATGTCCGGACCGAAGATGAGGGCGTTGGTGACTTCGCGCAGCGGGTAGGTCACGAGCAGACCGTCCGCCCCGGTGTCCACGTTGCCCCACTTCTCGAGCATCCTGATTTTCATCTCGAAGGTCACGGCCGAGGTCGTTCCTGAGACCTGGATGGATCCGGTGACTGTGGACGATGCGATATTGGCCAGCCACTCCAGGACAGACGCCTGCATATTCTCCCATGCGATGCCGACGGCCGAGAAGATGGAGATCGGAGCGCGTGACGTGTAGCAGGTGTTCAGGAAGGCGAGGGTATCAAAGGATCCGTGGTTCTCAAGGAACTGCAGCTGCGTGAGGTAGCTGCAGTCCTGAAGGGTCAGGTCTGCCAGGTTGCGGGTGTTCTTGAGTGTCAGTTCTGCGAGGTTGCCGTTCAGGTGTGCGGACAGGAGCGTCTCCGTCTCCGGAAGCACTACGCCCACGAAGCCGGTGTCGCGGATGTCCACGCTCTCGAGACGGGTCTGGGCTGTGAGGCTGAGCTCGCCTCCGATGAGGGCGCAGCCCTTGACCGAGAAGCGTCGGAGGTGTGGAGCCGTCACCAGAAGCGACGACGGGCGGAACTGGGCTTCCTTTCCTTCTGCAGGCTCTGCGATGAACTCCGTGAGACGCTCTCCGGAGACAGTGAACGAGTAGGAAGGATTGACCGAGAGGTCGGCCACGTTGCCGATGCTGCTCATGTAGTTGATGCCGGACAGTTTGCACGAGGTGTCTCCGACGATGGTGCCGATGTTGAAGTCGTAGCCCTCATCCCCGTATGGCTGGCCTGCAGCGTCCACGAGACGCCCGCCAGGGGCGAGCCTGATGTGAGGGTTCACGAGGGACTGGCCGGTCGCTCCGGTAGGATAGAGCCACTGGTGGTTCTTGATCTTCAGGACCATCGGTGCATCGCCTCCGTCCGTGGTCTTCATGCCTCGGATGGAGAGGGCACCTGTGGCGCTTCCTGCGTCAAATTCTCCGTACGCCGCGAATGATGACAGGTATATCATGCGGCGCTTGATGTACTGGCGTTCGCTCTCCAGCTGTGATCCGAGCGACTGGGTGATCGGATTGATACCTGACGGCGCGGCGAATTCGCCCTTCGCTACGGCGAGCTGGGCGGTCTCGTAGCGGATGCGGGCGGTCTCGTTATAGGCGACGGCCGGGAAGTATTCCTGGATCCAGAAGAAGTACTTCTGGATGCAGCCCTCCGGAGTCTGCGGGATGATGTTGCCGTATTTGTCCTTGGATCCGGCGCCTACAAGGGCGGACATCTCCCCGAGGATGGTCTTCATCATTTGAGGAAGAGCGTCAGCGTATGCCTTCTCGACGAGGTCAAAAAGGACGTTATACTGGCCTTCCCAGTAAGTATTCCCCGCCGCATCGGTGTCATGCTCCTCGAGCCAGTAAGGCTTCAGCTGCCAGCCCGTGTTGTTGGTCTTTAGGATGGTGTCGAGGTCATCAGCGTGCAGGTGTATCTTATGCGTGACAGGATCCAGCGCGTAGTAGGTGTTCTTTGACCTGTTGTCGGTGCCGGCGAGCAGTTTGATGAACATCTGATGGAACTGGAGCGAGCGGACGGAGAAGTAGTCCCCTGCCTTGGCTTTCCACTCTGTTGCGCGCGCTGCGATGAAGTCGGCGTTCATGTCGGCCCAGAGTGATGTATTGGCTACCGGAGTCTCATCCATGAGGTTCACGCTGCTCCATACCCCGTTCTGCTTGGTAACACCTGCCGGCACCCATTCGAGGATGTCGTTGTTGGAGGCGTCCTTGCCGAGGTAGTCGGTACGGAACAGGTCGAACTGTCTGGCGGTGTCCGAGGACTTCGTCACCCAGTACGCGAGCTTGGTGTTCACAGTCTTGTCTGCCTTCAGGTCCTCGAGGGTTCCGTCGTAGAATGTGATGAGACAGTTCCAGCGGAAGTTCCATTTCCAGGCCGCCTTGTAGTATTCGATGAGATCGTCGTCAGGCACCTCGATCTCTCCGCCTGTGGCGTCCACGTCATCATGGACGCGGCCGAGGTCGAAGTCCAGATTACCCTCGCCGTTGTACTCGAAGTATTCCTCCTCGGCGTTGTAGCGGACAGCGTCGTCCGTCCATGGAACGCGGCAGTCGGTGAGCGGGAAGTTGTTGTCGGATCCTTCCAGCATGGCCATGTCCGGGAAGACCTTCTTGTCGTAGCCCCAGGTCGGCTTGTCCGCCTTGCCAGGCCCGAAGGTGATCAGGCCCTGGAAGACAGGCTGCGCATCGTCCGGAGTCTGGACGAAGTACAGGAACGGGCGCTCGATGACAGTCACGCGGGTATCCTCGAAGCCTTCGACAGTAGGGACAGACCAGTCGGTCACTATGCGGCGGTACAGGTCGTTGTAGAGGTCGCAGGCGCCCTGCTTGTGCGATTGCATGCTGGAGGCGTAGTTGATCTTGCCGACGAGTTTCTTCGCCCATGGTACGCCGTCGATGAGCTGGTACTTCTGACCGTGATCCACTCCGTCAAGGTCTACAAAGGAGCCCGTGTCATCCTTCCACTGGAACTGCGGGTTCCATTCGTAATACAGTTTTGCGGTCGAGCCCTGACCCTTCTGCGTCACGTTCGTGAGGTTGCCGGAGTGGGCTCTGTCAATCGTTCCGTCGGCGCCTCGCTGCTGGACGTACAGGTTGCCCTTCTTGTCGGTCTTGGTGTCCTCGTTATGTCCGGAGACATTGTATCCGTACCAGACCATGACGTTGTATTTTGCCGCCGCCTTCGCGTACGATATCGCTCCGTCCTGGAGCAGATCGTTCTCTACCCTGAAGGCGAGTTTCTCGGCTGCAGTAGGGAGTGATGACGCGCGGTTCTGCTGGATCTCTTGAGATGAGAGTCCCTTCTGATAGACGCGGAGGGAGTAGATGTCGATGTCCGCGCCGTCCTGACCGAGGCGGATGCCGAGGGATGACGGCGTTCCGTTCGCGTCGTTCTGCCAGAACTCGTTCGAGCGGTTGTGGTCGAACAGGAACTCGCGCTCGATGTTGCCGTTGATGAAGATGCGGACATAGGAGACCTGCGTCTCGTTGGCCGCTGCGCTTCCGAGGTTGTAGTAGCAGTTGATGGCGATGTGCGTGCGCTTGCCTTCCTGCCATGCGAAGTTCTGCTGGCCGGATGTCCTTTGTGAGCGGGTCATGAAGACGCCCTCGAGGGGCTTCATTTCCAGACCGAGCGGGAGATTGTCGGCGGCCAGGTATGAACAGATGCGCAGGATCGGGTCCGTCTCGTTGGTGACGTTCCTGATGGCCATGTCGAATTCGATGGTCACGGATGCCTTCTGGTTTCCGTACTTCTGACCCGCATCGATGAAGGCCTGGAAGGACTCGTAGTTGATCGTCAGCGCCTGACCCGCGAGGACGCGGAGGCACCTCTGTCCGGAGGCGTCAGTCACCCAGCCGTCGTTCACGAATCCGAAGCCCTCGAAGGTGGAGCCGATGACGGCGTTGTTCTGCGCCGCGTTAAGGATGACCGCAGGATTGTCTTCCGTGTTGTTCCTGGTCTTCGGGTTCAGGAAGAAATCCGCGCCCGCCGTAGGGGCGAAATTCTCGCTGTTATCCACGAGGATCGCACGGATGGAAGCACCGATGGAGCCGGTCAGCATGTCCGCGCCGTCGGATGTCACCCTCAGGTAGGTCGTGATCTCCGGAGTGGAGTCACCCTCGACTTCCACGGTGTTGTGGAGAGTGTACTGGACGCCCGGGAGAGCCTGGGTCGAATAGTTCAGGTATATGGTGTCGCCCGCGTAGTTTCCGATGGAGAACTCCAGCGGAAGGGCCGCGCCTTGGACGGGGTTGTAGACGGCATACTGCAGGATGTCTCCGGTGACGTAGTTCGTCACCTTGTCGGCGATCTTCTGCAGGATCAGGTACGGCTTGCGGTCGGTGGAGTCCGCCAGGACGAAGATCTGGCTGAAGATATGTTCCGACTGGATCGAAGAGTCCACTGTCGTCTGCAGCCATGCTTCGATGGTGTGGATGCCATGGACGGAGAGCACCTTGCATGCTTCGCTGGCGATATCCTGGAGGATGTAGTGGAACGGGTTAGACGTTCCCGTATATCCCGCGATTGTGGCGTTGTTCAGGATGATTTCCCTCGTGGCAGGGGCTCCGGCCGTGGTCTTTCCGGATATCACCAGATGGAGTTCCTTCTCGACTGCACCGTAGAGCACATACGAGAGCGTGGTGGATGCCCCGTCTCCTCCCGGTACCGCGTTCTGCCAGTTCGAGATGAAGTCCACCGCGAGCCTGGTCTTGACCACGGAGTTGAAGGTGAGATACGCCGATGATACATTGAGCTCCTTGTCGGTGACGACGAGGCGCAGCTGCTGGTCTCCGTCGAGGAGGTAGGTGCTGATGTCGAACTCCGCGTACGCGTTCTCGTCATCCCATGGCTGCGGGGTGACTGTCATGGTGGCCACGTTCAGCCATTCGGTGTCGGTGGCCGTCTTGCGCTGGATCACGAGGATACCGTCGTGGCCGGTGTCCTCGGAGATGCCGTCACGGGTGTAGACGGAGGTGTAGCGCAGGTGGAGTTTCACGGTGCCGTCCGTGGAGATGATGTTCGTGCGGTTGTCCGTGGTCTGCAGTCTGACTGTCGGAAGCTCGGAGTCTGACAGGATCGTCATCTTGACGATCCCGTCCTTGTCCGGCTTGTATTCGACGCCGTTGCGGATGATGCACTTGATGCCGCCCTGGCACTCCTTGAGAGCCTGGAGGATGAGATTGAATTCGTCGGCCGTGAGGACGCCTTGAGGGTCCGAGCCGCCGTTCTCAATCTTCTCGGTGATTGGACTGAGGTCTGTCATGTGTTTGTTTATTAAAAAATAGTGTTAGAGAATGATCGGGAAGGTGTACGGGAAGCCGGTGCTCGCCTGGTCGCTCTGCTTCAGGATGAGGACGCTGCCGTTGTAGAGCGCCTTCAGGCGCTTGTGGGCGAAGTCCGTGTAGACGGAGTACCATGTACCCGGCACGATCTTCTTGTCGTCGCGGAGTTTCTGGTATTCCTCCTCGCTCAGACGGACCTCCCTCATGAGCCCCTCATGCTGCTCCTTCACGTCGATGAGCAGACGGTGGCCGATGAAGATCTTCGAGATATCCGTCATCTGCGCGTCGTCATAGATGCAGTACCAGACGGGGTTCTTAATTTCCCCGTCCTTGATGAGTTTCTCGTATTCGGGCATGGTCAGCCTCAGGTGCGGAATGGCGCCTCCGAGTATCTGGTCGATCTCCTTGCCCTTGAATATACTGCGGTAGATGCTGTCTTGCATGTCTTAGTCTTTTACGAAGAAAATGAGCCCGTCGGCCGTCATGATGTAGTGGTCGTCGAGCGTGATGAAGTTCGCAGGAAGGTCGCCCGCGAAGATGTCAGGGATAAACTCTGCGGATACCTTCGGAGTCATGGCCACGGCGCAGATGGTGATGGCCATGCCGATGATGGTGGCCCGCACATGTGGAACAGTGACGGCTGCTTCAGCCGTCACCGTCTCCGCCCTGACCTCTGCCGATATGTCCGGAAGACGGAGTTCTGCAGAGGCTTCAGGGGTCGGGAGTATGGTGCCGGATGCCTTCATGATTACGGGATGATGTTGCAGTCCAGGTCTACGGTCTGGATCAGGTGCATGATGCCGTCCGGGAAGGTGTCGTCAGGGACCTCGGCGGTGACGTCCATGTATAGGGCGCCAGGGGCCAGGGTGGAAGTGGCGAGGGAGGCGACGTACTCCCCGTTCACCACATTCATGTCGCCCTTCTCGAAGGAGGCGGACTCGCTTCCCGCGCGGAAGGTCACGGAGAACTCGATGTCGTCCATGGTGTGAGGTGCTGGAAGATCTGATATCTCGATCTTGATCTTCACGTCTGTGCCGAATTTTATCTGCTTTTTCATGTCGTTGTGGTGTTAAATTGCGATGTCTGCAGGATCGAGAGGATCCTGATATCTGAACGAGAAGTTCTGGAACTGCACGGAGTCCGTGGACTTGACAGCCATGACAGCATCCTCGATGATGATCCTCTTCCATGCCGATCCGTTCCAGTGGAAGGCGTAGCCGTCCTCGAGCATCTTCGCGAGGACCTGCGACGCCTTGCGGGTCAGCGGTCCGGTGTACTGCGTCATGACCATGCTGCAGGACGCCGACGCCTTTCTGTATATCTTGCCGTACCTGGCACCCTCGAACTCGTAGGAAGGGTTCATCGAGAAGGCTCCGGACATCGGGAAGTACTCCAGGAGTCCGAGCTTGTTCCTGAATAGGTACAGCTGGAATTCCCCGGGCGTGACCTTGTAGACCGGCGTGACCTTCTCCCAGTTGTCCGCAGGGTACTGTGAGCGGTATGTGAGACGGAAGGATCCTTCCGGACTCTTGGCGAAGGCTGCAGGGTCGACAGACCGGTGCAGGATGCCTCTCTCCTGGGCCGTGTAGACGAGTTTCCCGCCCATGGTGGTCATGGCTCCCTCATAGCGGTAAAGATTGCGCGGAAGCGGGAAGAATATCTGCAGAGGGAACGGTCTGTCAGGGATGCGCAGCATGTCGATCTCCGACAGTCTGAGGACGGACGCGGAATGAAGGAGGACCAGCGTGAACGGGTACTCGACATCGTTGACGGACAGCGTGAGGTCGAGTTCCTGCGAGGCGTCGAACTCATCGCCCCCTGGGGTGGGTTCGGCATACTGGGCGAGGTGGTCCGTCAGGTCCAGACGGATCACTCCGGAGAAGTCCCCGTAGTACCTCTCGTCCATGATCGTCGCGCCGTCGGTCTCCTTCAGTATGATGTGCGACGAGAATGCGATGTTGCCTGGCATGGTCAGATCTGCGAGCTGGTCGAGATATCTGACCGTGTTCTTGAGTTGTGTGATATCCATTGTATTGACGTTTTATGATGACGAAGAGACGGAGATGAAGTACTCCTCCCACTTGTGGGTGCCTGTGTATTCTGTCGAACTTGTGCCCCACCACTTCTTGATCTTCTTGTAGTACCTGTATTTCAGCCAGCGCTGGCGCACCTTGACCTTCACGCCTACGGATCCGGGCTTGTAGTCGGGCGCGTCGTTCTCGGTGTAGTCCGTCAGTCCGTCGGTGGAGATGACAGTGTACGCTCCGCCGTCGTAGAGCCAGCGGGTGCTCTCCACCTTCCAGGAGTAGGCTGTGCCGAAGATGATCTTCGGAGACGTCAGAAGGTCGGAGTACTGAGGGAGGACCTGCAGGGTGGCCACAGCGTGAGCGATGTCGGACTCTCCGACAGTGAAGGTCATGTCCGTGATGATGACGCGCGCGCCCTTCAGGAGTTTCGGGGTGGTCAGGTCTGTAGATAGCACGACGGAGATCGGGATGTCCATCTCCGCCTCGAGAACGGGTGCGGAGTTCAGCAGGCATGTCTCCATGACTTCCCACCATGTCCGGAGTCCTTCAGGGGTGAGCGACGGGAACCGGACAGGAGTCGTGGCGCCGGAGACGGCTGAGATGACGCTGCCGGACTTTCCGTATGTGTTCGTGGATCCTTGGAAGACTCCGCCGGAAAAATGGGCGTAGCAGATCTTGATGGACTGGGCTGGAGCAGGATCGCCCGCCCCTATGTATTTATGCTGCCGCTGGCCGATATATGGCATATACATATTATTTAAACGGACCATCGGAACGAACTCGTCGGCGGTGGATATCTCCATACACTCCGCCGGTGACGCCTTCCTGGAGTATGGGAAAGCCTCGGAGCCGAGGAGGGAGATGTTGCCGTTGCCGTCGCTGAAGAAGTACTGGCCGAGCGGCGGAACGAAGAACAGGCCGGAGCCGGTTATGGCGTCGTAACTCGCCGCGTTTCCGCAGTTCTCGAACAGGATGCGCAGATCTTCCATGGACTCCGCTGCCGGTTCGGCCCTCTCTATGGATGTCTCCATGGACAGCCTCAGGCCCTGCGGCTCCGGATAGGTGACGGTGATGCCTTCCCTGGTGTACTCTGTAAGATC